TCTCCGGGAGCAATTTTGGCCTGCCAGGCTGGGTCGCACCCAACGGCTCCATTTAACCTCGGTAGCTCGAGTGGCACTTATTGGGGAGCCCACCCCGTCGTTGATAAGCCGGAGACACCGGCACCACCCGTATCGTGGGTGGTTAGCCGCTTTGATTTCCGAGTTGATTCTCGGGTCTCAAGCCATGATCAGTCCAATACCGTTGGCCAGCGTGCCCGCTGCCTTCGTGCCTTGGCTGATGTATGATATGACGCTGCCAAGAACCGTACCAGCAGTCTTGGCTGCAGTCAAATACCACAACGGATCAACGTCGTGCATAGCCTTAAAGACTTGGTTGGGAAGATAATTCGAGACTGGAGGAACGAGAGCCTTGACAAACGGAGTCGAGGTGGTGGCATTGAGCGAAAGCTCATACACAGCCACCATCCTGATGCGGACACCAGTAGACACCGGAAAGCCAGACGCAGACCAATAAATGGCATTCCTGCCACCTAGGTTCTGCCCATACAGCGTGGGATACGCTGGATCATAAGCGGTCAGGTCTTCATCTCCAGGGAACCACTTGCACTCCATGACATCCTGAGGCATGCGTTGCACATGCTGACACAGAATCCTGTTGTTCTGCGCGGTGGCGTTTGCATTGCCACCACCAGAGGCGGTTGGCAAATTGGTGGCTATCGCATCAGCGGGAGCCAAACCAATGGAAACGACCCCGGCCCGAGTGAGCTCGGAACCGGGGTACGACATCTGCAAACAAGCAGCCACACAGCGGACACCATCCCCATTTGTTTTGAGGTAAGCGTCACCAGGTCCGACAAGGGTGGAAGGGTTCAAAAGCGAACCAAGGGTGTCTGAAGTCAGGGCTGTAGCATTGACGAAATTCAGCCCATATCCTGGCGCCCAAGCGCCAAAGGCAGCCACTTCCGTGGCTCCATTGGCAACAATTTGGTCCGTCTCGAAACGCATCAAAACAGAACCGCCATTTCCAGACGGAAAACACCCGTGCACCAACTCGGCGTTGCAAGGGTCATCGAGCAGAGCTGCCCACTTGCGTGCGCTCTGATCCAATAAAGCCCCAGTCACTCGAGGGCGACGGACGCTTTTGCGAGTCGCCCTCACGGGGGCGTTCATCGCTACTGCCTTTTGCTTCGGCACATTAGCAGTGCCTTTCTTCTTCCTAACCCGAGTTCGCTTCGCCATCGCTCAACGAACTTTATTTTCGCGCTCCCCATCCCGAGGCGCGAATCACCGTCATGGCCCAGTCCAGTTGGTCGCTGTGGCGGAGTTCGTACTGGAGAGCCACAATTAGCTCATCCTCGTGCTGCTCATCACGCACTGCAGTTCTCAACAAACTGGCTACCATTTTCACCACACGAAGTGGCTTAAAACCGCCGTACAAATCAAAGGAGTATGCGCAAAATTCAATGTCGCGCGAAACCTCTTTGAGAGTGAACCCCAAGCGCTCATAATTGGGCTTGAGAAGGTCCATGCTCGTCGTCGTTTCAATGGCATCATCCCCCATGGCCATAACTTTCCCTCCTCCCTCAAGGCTCTCACGACCACCATACCGGGGATTGCCGATTCTTCCCGCCACCAACCACGCGAGCATCGCCCTGATGCGTGAATTGGTTGACGAGGTGTTGTAACTCCCAGACTTTTGGATACCGGGAATCAATTGATCCCACACGGCACCATCGGAGAATACCAACTGCGACAACCCCAAACAAACGGCCCTTTTCTCGTGGACCTTCAACCAAATCGGAGCACCCGAGAGCGCTGCACGGACTTGGGCGTCCAAATCGAGGGCCCACTGCGACACAGACCAATCAAAGCCTGAAATGTCACTGGATACGGGCTCCCCTATGCCGTTCGACAGCAGGTGGACCTGCTCCTCCAAAGAAAGCAAGCTGTCATCATCCAAGCCCATTCCGGGCTTGCTTGGCAGCTTCTCCCACCTGTTGATCTCCAACTGATTTTGGGCGCTGTTCAACACGCGCTCCACCACCTGGTCAACAACAGAGATGCTCATGATTAACCTCATCCGCCCTTCTGCGGCTTTGGCTTTGGAGTGCAGCTCGTTCTTGACGAACACCCGAACTTCGTCCGTGTATCCGCCTTCGACGAGCTCACTCGCATTCATGGCGCGCAGATCCACAAGATCAACTTCCTCCAGCAACTGGAGACGAGCAACAGCAGCATTCTCGACCAAACTCCAATGCAGCTCGAGCAGTTCCTTGTTAGTCGCTGCGAGTCTCATCAATGGGTAGCCGGGAGAGCTCTTGCCCTCAAGTTGGCCCATGGCCTTGACTACCTTGTTCCGCCACCAACCCTCGGTGTCGCCTTCTTTGGGGAAGTCGGCGAAATGGTTGGCGGCTGGGTACTCAGCAGTGGCTCTTTGAAAGAGACACTCCCTTTCCTTTGCCGACGGCGCGACGCTTTGGGGGCGACGCTGGGCTTGGAGTCGAGCAGAGGCTTTCTCGGCTCCAGCGCTCCGATCTGGGATGACCCACTCACGGAGCTCGGCAAACTCTTCCTGTGCTCTTGTGAGGGCGATGGCAGGCTTGGGCAGGGGATCGGGTCGTACTGCTCGGCAGTATCCGTAGCAAGCGAATCCACGAGCCGCTTCGAGCTCAATGCTGACGAACCCTTGGTTGCCAAGGGTTCGCAACGGCTCGAGCTGCTCGAGATGCCCTGAGAGCACCCGCTCGGGACTTTGCGGATGCTGCGAAAACGCGCCTCAAGCCCAAAGTCTTCATCATCGGCCCAGTACTCGGCCGGCTGAAACTTTGGCTTGTTGACGGTGGCAAACGCCGCCACCATCACCCTTTTGCCACCCGCCTTGTAAAGAATGCGAGACCCCCTCTTCCGCTCAGCGACATCGAGGTAGTCGTCAATCTCCTCGAAGCCCTCCTCAACGGTGAAGTCATCTCCATCATCAAACGTCCACGGCCTCTCGGCCGCTTTGCTAGACGTCTCACCCGCAGGAACACCAAGCAGAGCTGTTCCGCGATTGACAATCTTGCCATCTTCGCGGGCACCACTGACATGAATCCCCACCACAGCCTTGCCCTGAAACAATGGAGAGCCAGATGACCCGGGGATTGTAGTCGCCGGGTATTTCAACCTCAATGGACTCTGCACAGTTGCTTTGGAGACAGAAGACTCGAAGGCACCGCCCTCCGTGGTTGGTGGGGAAAGCACGGTTATAGGCTTGCTCGGATCGTACATGCCCTGTTCCGCGCACTTAACTGCGAGGACGGACGAAAACGAATTGGGCAAGGAAAGGTACACCTGATCAAGTGCGTTCGACGCGCGCACGACCCAGTATTCCCCGTACTTGTAAGGGGTGTTAGCCACGCCAGCTGAATTCCTCAACCGAAGCTCGGTTGAGTGTTGCAAGCTAGCGCGGAAAACGTGCATGGCGGTGACTAGGACCTTGCCTGTTCCGGTGGTGTTCACGAAGGTGCCAAAACCCAAGTGCATCCCATCGGGTGAAATCACTGAGACCACACAGCTGGGCAATTTTATCGCCTTGCTGGGGAAAATGGGATTGGCCATCTCAAGCTGCTCGCTGGGGTCTTCTTTGTTTGCGACCACAGGAGGCGAGGGGATCTTCAACTCCACATTCTCAGTGTAAAACACCCGGTTGAACAGAATCAAAGGCCCAACGATGGGCGTCAAGACAAGCTCGACGACGAATCGCGGGAGCCCCTGGATGTAACCCACACCAGAGACAACGCGCTTGGCACAGTACAGGGCGAACCTGTACGTGCCTACGCACACAGCCAGCACGCTGGCAACCACAACACTTGCGGCCACCAGACCCACGTAGAAAAGAACAATCAACGCGAGGGTCTGATAGTGGTCGAAAGCATAGTCAACAAACGAGAAGGCGTTTCTTG